ATTCAACCTTAGCAATTTCAAGTTGAAGCTTATTCCACTGTGCTGACCCAACTTCAGATTCTCCCAGTGCCTTCTGTTGCTTTTTGAGTTCAGCAATTTTTATAGCACCAACACGAGCCTGTTCTTGCAAGTTAACCAACTTACGATTCAACAAGTCAACATTGTCTGGATCCATCTTCAATTGTCTGTTGATGTTATTGAAGTCTTTTTTCAAACTAGATAAGGCAGTGTTGATACCTTTTACAGACCTATCAAATTCAACAGTATTAGCACCAAATTTGACGTATAAGCCTTCAAACGTTTCAGTCATAGATTTCCTCCTTTCTTTTTAATCTGACATCACGCTAAGTAAATCAGCGTTGGATAAGGTTTTCTTTTCTTCCTGATTGATGCTCATTTGGTGAAGCGTTCCCATCAAATAGTTAAAGTGTTGGGATTCTGCCCAAAAAACATCCATCCGATTTTCAAAGATAACCTTATAAACCTTTTCGGAAGTTACAACTTCTGAAGAGGCTTTTTTTTATCTTGCGGCACCTTTGCTCTGCTTCGGTTAAATTCATAGAAGAGGTCTGAGAAGAAACCAATATCAATCAAATCACCAAACCAAGGAGCTAATGAAGCTGTTTCAGCGGTAAGCTCATTTTGTACTAAACGTCCATTTTCAACCTCACCATAAAGGCAAGGAATGACTTCAGTCAAGAAGTTCATGAAATCAGGTTCCATAAGTAGAGGCATCATCTTGATTTTCTCTTCATCAGTTAAATCAGATAGGTTACAGTTTACACCAGTTGCAAGAGCAAGTTGTGTATATGCTGTAAGTGCTTTTTGGTTGTCATCAAAGAAGTTACGACCAGTTCGCTGTTCATACATCTTGATAGCTGGTAAAGAGTAAAGAAAGCGCACTGTTTCAGTGTGCTCTCTTTCTTCACCGTAACTATCAAACGCTGTGAATGATAGTTCTTTTTTAATCATTAAGAGCCTCCGCTAACAGTTGTGGTAGGTGTAGTGGTTGTTCCAAGCGCTTCATTGATGAAATCAATCAGCTTGCCTGGTGACTTGTCAGCAAACAACTTGTCAAACTTCCCACGGACGGTTCCTTTGCTGTCATCACGCCATACAATTTCTGATACAGGTTTCTTTTCAGAATCCACAATGAAGTTATTTGGAGAGGCAGTACAAGGGATTTCAATTTCTTTTGGTGTCGCTGATGTTTCATCAGTTGATGTGCTGCCTTTAGGTGCAGATGCCTTAACGTTCGTCCAAATGTGGAACTCTTCAATCTCAGCTCCAAACTCATCTGTAACAGTTTCAGCATAACCCCAAATGAAGTTAGTATTGACACCAGTATCAATCAAAGCTGGTGGTGTAGAGTTCGTAAGCTTTTTACCTAAGTGATCAATCATAAACTGTTTAGGAATCTGATAGGTTGTAATAGACCCTTCTGTGGATTTTTTACCTTGCAAACGAACATGTTCCACATTGTCTGCATAGTAGGCATTTGATTCCTGAGAAGTTTCAAAGGATGTGCTTCGTAGCCCTGTAAAGGGATAAGGTTTCTGCAAGTCTAAGGCACCAGCATCAGTTTTAGCAATTTTGGCATAAAAACCATTCGCATTACCGTGAGTGACTTCCCTTGTATCGTATTGATAAGTCATGTAAGACTCCTTTCTTATTTAGGTGTGATTTTAATGGATTTCATATCATTAAGGAATTTCTCCTTATTCTTGAGGTAGGCTGGTCTGATATGCTCTCTAGGGGCAACAAAGCCACCGTTTTTAGTGGCATGACCATTCTCTAATAGGTGGGATAGAGATTTTTCTTTGCCATTATTATGAACAACAGCGGCGTCATCTATGATGTCGTGTGTCCAACCTTTTTCGTAAACACCGTTTCGTCTAGGGCTTCCAGTTCTAATGTCATTTTCTGTACTTTGGGCAGCCTTCTTAATGTTCTCTAAAACTTGATTCTTGATATCCACCTTTAGCGGTGTCATCTTCACGCTACCACCGCCCATTTGTAAACACCTCAAGTCTGTAAGTTGTCAGTAGATAGTCAGTGTCAGGTTGTTTTAGATTCAATTGATTTGGCTCACACATAAAATTAGACAGCATCAAATTTTCAATGTTGTCTAGTTTCTTCTTGTGGTAGTGACTAACTTGCAAAGTCACTTTTCTCATGTGCACTCTATCATCAGCAGTAATGCTACTGCCTGGTGTTAACCGATAATACAAGATGACATTGTCAGGAGAAGATTTCTCCTCACGTTCCATGTAGAAGACCTTAGCCTTCAAAGGGTTTGTTTCAAGGATAGATTGAATATCTTGTCTAGTGAAAAATTTCTTGGCCATTATTTCAGTTCTCCAAGTTCGATGATAGTGTAATGACCATCATCTGATTCTGTCCCAATGTTAACCTTGTACTCTTTGCCATTATATTTGACATAGTCAAGAGTGTCAGTCACATAGTTGGAACGAACACTAAACCTAGCAGTCAGAACTTGACCGTCTGCCATAGCTTTATCAAGCCTTCGCTGATAGATTTTCTCTTTCTCAGCTTTGACTTTCTTTTCTACGGTCTTTTTCTCCCAGACACCTTTTTCAACCTCAACACGCTCATCATAGCAAAGAATGATAGCTACTCTTGAAGATTTCATGTCTTCACTTCATAGATTGCCTTGAGTTGATACAAAAGATTTGTCATCTCTCCGTCAATCCATTCCATAGTAGCAGCACTGCCTGTCATCAAAGATTTGTCAAAACGTTGAACGCATCTCAGATGTAACCAGTCAAGCACTGTCTCCCTATCTTCTTCCTTAATGTCTGTCCATCCCTCTAACTCCGTTTCTTTATCGATACGGATAACAGGAATAGCATTTCTTTGTAAATATGAAATCCCACTGTTGATATATCGTAAAAGTTGGACGTCAAAGATATCCTCTTCAACGTCAACTTCTACCATTTCTTTGATTGTTTTAAGGATTGTCATTCAGACTCCCCTTTCTATATTTAACCTGCTGGGTTTGTAAACTTAACCGCTGATTTGTACTGAGCCAAACGACCACCCATAACACTAGCAAGCTCAATATGACGGCGGTTGACTGTTACATCATAATCATCAAAGCGGTCAGCGGCAGCCTCATCACCAATCATCTTATAAGCTTGGTCAGCAAATGCAATGATTGGGTTAGTTGCACCGTCCATCCAGTCATAGATGTAAACTTGAAAACCAGCAATAACATTTCCGTTGGTTGCAATTGGAGCAAATGGTTGAGGATCGATGTAGCGACCTTCTGCATCTTTGACCAATTTCAATTTACGAGCAATGGCTTTTGAAGTGACAAGAATTGGAGTAGTATTTGGAACCATCTTATCAATACCAGCAACCAGCGTTTCAAGAACAGCATTGTCAAATACACCAGCAACATTGATTTCTTGTGTTTCAAAGAGATTCGCTTCAGTTTCTTCAGCAATTGATTTGATTTCAGTGATTTTGTCTTCAGCACTGTTAGATTTTCCATCACCAATGACAACAGCACGTTCAATAGTTCGGATGAAGCCTTGAGCAAGTTCTTTCATCACATAGTTGAAGTAAGCGCCTGTTGTATCTTTCTTCAAGTCAGAATATTCAAAGGCATATTTGATATAAACTGTCGCAGAGTTGATAGTGAAATCCAAGAATGTGAAGTCTTCATCTTTCTTAGTCTTACCAGCTTTGTGTCCTTTAGCTTGAGATACTTGAGTTTGAAGAGCAACACGCACCGCATAACGTGGATCTTTTGAAACGTGGTTCAAGATCCCATTATAGTTAGTAAAGGCATCTTGAATAGCGATAAGAACAGGTTCTGGAAGAATCTTAGTGAGGTTAGTCACTCCTTTTTCAACAAGGTTAGCTTCCCACGCTTTACGGGCACTGTTTGCGCTACCTTCGTTGTCCATCAGAATACGGACAAAGTCAAGAGCAGCGGCTTTGGTTTTCAAATAATCCATAGGTGTATTACCTTTCTGTTTTTCTTTAATGATTTTAGCAGCTTTGCTGAGTTCTTCTTCAGTTTCTTCAATGTCAGAATCCAGCCCAGCAATTGTTTCCTTAATAGCTGTTGCTTGAGAAACCAAACTTTCTGCATCAGTTTTTAACTGTTCCAAGTCATCGTCTTCAATGGTTGAAGATTTCATCTTTGCTTCAATAGTGGCTTTTTTAAGCTTTACCTCAGCCAGTTCATCAGTTGCTTTTTGACGAGCTTCCAAAAGCTCAATGAGTGATTTTTTCATCATGTCTCCTTTAAATTTTTGCAAGTTTACTCATGATTTCTTGCCTCATGTTCGCCTGAGCGATTCGCTTATCAACCGCCGACATATCAAATTCCTTAATATTGTCAACAGTTGCTTGAGGGTTAGCTGGCACGGTCACAACAGAAATTTCAAAGATTTCAACTTCCTTGAAAATCCATCCGCCATAAGGTTGCTTAGCGTCAATAGGCTCATAATCTTTAATAAAGAACCCAATACTCAGGCTATCCAATGCCCCCATTTTCATGAGGTCATAAGTTTTCTTAGCCTCTGGATCACTAAGATTAAACGTTGAACGTGTTCGCAAGCCTTTTTCATCCACAGACAATTCATGCTTACCAATAACACAGTTACGGTCATGATTAAGACACATAGGGACAACAGCCTTAGATTTCAGAGTGTTATCAAAACACCCCTTGGCCATCACATCGCCTTCTCTGTCTGTATTGTCATAGGTTGAAGCGTAAGCCTCAAAATGAAAGTCAGCTGATTCATCCTCAACCGACTTCACAACAAAGGTTTTTAGTTTTTCCATTGCTTACCTCCTTTCGTGAAAGATATGCCAACCACCCACCCTTTAGATTCTACTCAGATTCTTCTGCACCGATACGAACAGCATTCAGGTTGGTTTCAAATACTTCACCGCCCTCATAGCCAGGTAAACCAAGATAGGTTTCACGGAACTCATTTGAGTTCATCAATCCAGCATATTTGGACTTGAAGCCACCTTCAACCAAATCCTTAAATGAAATCATGTCAGCCATATCAAAGAAGACCAGTAACTTATTGCCCTGAGTCCGTGCTGTCTTCGTGAAGTATTTTCTGTTAATCTCCTCAGAATAGACACGCTGATATAACTTCATGACGCTAGAATAGTAGGCTCTATATTGTTCCTCAGTATAGTCACAGGTAAATAATTTCTCATTGATACCATGAGCATTATAAAGCTGTGATTTCAAGAACTCTAATTCTTCCTTAGAAGCAGTAGAATAGTCTTTGCTAAGTTCCTGGAATTCTTCGCCTTGCTCAAGATAAGCAATGCCACCGTTCTTGGCCAAGTCAAGCATACTATCAACACGGTCCCTGGCTTGTTACTTCAAATGTTCATCAGCTGCCTTAGTTGGTAGCTTTAAGAAACCTCTCAAGCTAGAATTGCCATCGCTAAGCTTTTCTGTCAAAGCATTCAAGTTAATGTCAATAAGCTCAGTAATCTGATTGAGTTGAGCCGTGACATTCAACTTAGGATTTTCAAATACCCACACATCAGTAAGAGGAAGCTCAACAGCAACATCATCAAGCATAAGCTCCACGCTCTCTGCTGTCCAAGTCACTGTCTTCTTAGCAAGCCATATTTCAACCAGTCGGCCATTCTTCCAACGTGGTACAACAACCGCCACACCGTCACGCAGCATAGCCCTAGTTACATTTGACCAAAAGACAACAGGCACTTCTAGTGGATTTGGTGAAACTGTTAGCACCTCAGCCAAATCACTATGCTCATACCAAACCATCGAATCGACACCGCCTGGGTTACGAGTAATCTTGACATGCTTAAACCTTAACTGAGCTGTGTCAGTTGAAATCTTATTGTAGATGTTATCCAAATAGATGGAGTTCCTACGCCAGTAGGAGATACTTCTTTGAAGATAGGTTCTTGTAGATTTCCGATTGTTTGGACGGAAAATCCTAGCAAAAACCTCCTTCAAATTTTTCAAATAGTTGTTCATTCTTCACCTCAATCAAAGTAGTAGCTCAAGTCTTCCTTGAAATTTTCATAACAGATAAAGGCATCTAGCTGACTAGCAAAGACATCAATCTTTTCTTTTGCCTTTTCCTTGTTTGGAAAAATATTGTTATTGGCATCAATTTTGACACGGACGTTGGCATGATTCCATGTCGCCACAGGATCATCAAAGATGATTTTGCCCATCTTAGCCTTCTCCTTGTAAACCTTGAGCGGATTTGATAACGATTTGACCGTCTGGGGAATATCGTGACAAATATCCCCGTAGTAGTCGTTAAACAAGCGAATAAGTTCCCTTGCATTGTAGCGGTCATAACCGACTGCCACAGGCAAAATTCTGTTGTCACTCATAAACTGCCGTAACTCTTCAAATATATAGGCTTGGTCATTGTAGTCCAATTCATGCACATGCAGCATGCCACTTAATTCCCACTCAGTGTACTTATCACGCAGTTCCTTTGGCAATGTCTCAATGGTATGCCGTGGCATGAATTTCTTGTTTAGATAGTGCCGTTCTTCCCCACGCACAACCATAAAAGAGATAGAGCAGATGTCATTGACATCTGACAAGTCAATCCCAATCACACAACGGGCGTTCCGTTCATCATCTCCGACAAACAAACTCTCATCAAACTTATCTGACCAACCTTTACACTCTTCATTGCTGAAGTAAGCAAGATAGTTGTTGACAGGAAGATTGAAAGTCTTAGCCATCAGCTCAGCTTGTTGTGCTGGATCATTCTTGCTCATCTCAATATCACGAGCGATGGTTTCTTTCTCTGTCGTGATACCAAGTAATGGCATAGCTTTCTGCCACATATCAGGGTCATGAATCTCTGACACATCGTCCAACTGATAAATCCAAGGCATGACAGAATCATTGATAATCTTGTCATCAAGGATATCTACCCAGATGTTGTAATACTTATCAAAGAGCTTGTCACGCTTCGTTCCATTTGTGGAAATGTACCAGGTTATCCAATTCTTACGCTTACGGCTGGAACCATCATTCACAACCTTGATGAAGTCATCATCATAAGTGTGCACCTCATCAAAGATATTGTAGTGAGCATTAGTACCGTCAAGGCTTTCATAGTCAGAAGTCTTGATAGACATAAGACTGTTAGTTGTTTCATACAAGATACCTTGCTTGGTTGACCGTAGGATGTCAGCCTCACGCATATAGTGCAGCAAGCTTTCTTCATTCGACAACATCGCCCTTGAGGCATTGAACAAATAGCCAGCCTGTTCACGACTGTAAGCAAGAAGCTGAATATCAGCACCCCACTCACCGTCAATGATTTGACCAACCTCAGCAATAGCAGAACCAAGAGTAGTCTTACCTGTGCCACGAGGCACAATAATAGGCACCTCATGAATGAGACGCCTTTCTTCATAATCTGTGTATTCTTCCAAGGTATCAGGATTGGTCTTAGTAACCTCAACCGTGTGATAAAAGCCCCACGTTGTTTCTAACCAAACCTTTTGTGGTAATGCTAAGCGTAACTTACCAGCAAGGCCTTTAGTATTGCTGCACTCTTCCTCAATGAACTCAATCCGTTTGTCAGCTTCCTCCTGTTTGAAGAGGTATTGCTCTTTGTATCGCTCAACACGTCTAATTGATTTCATTGTGAGCTTACAAATACGAATCTTACCAGTATAGATGAGCTGAGCATACTTATCAAAATATCTCATCTCAACCATAACGTGCTAACTTCTCCTGAATCATTTCTTTGAGCCTGTCACCCTGTGGACTTTGCTTTTCAATCGTTGACATGATCTGCATGTTAAGCTTTTGATACTTTTCCATTCCATCAAGTAGGTACTTATCAGGTAGCTCACCGTCATTGATGACCTTATTGATTTCAAGCTGGAAGTTTTCAATCACTTTTTGATTGTGATTGTATTGAGTTTTGAGATTTTTCAACCCAACTGAATCATTATCACTGATTTCAAGCATTTTTTCTTTTGGAATCAGCTTGAAAGTCTTACGAGATAGCTCAACACGTTCCTGCCTTGTGTACTTTTGCCGTTGATTGGCAAGCTTTTCCAACTCTTTGAACTGACTTTTGGTGATATTTGACCTAGTTTCTTCAAATATGCCCAGCTTTTTTCGATACCTTGTAAGGGTAGCACGACTTATTCCTAGCTTTTCTAAAACTTCATTGATTTTCAAAATCATGCTCCTTTCTTGTATCAATTTTCGTCAATTTTGGGGGAGAGGTACACAAGAGGATTGACACCGTTATTATTTTGGCGCTGTCAAAATTCAAAATGGGGGGAGTCCACAAAAATTCAAAAATAAAAAAATCAAAAATAAATTTATATTCCGATTATCTAAATTTAAATTTATTTTACTTTGAAAAGTTTTTGTGTTGTGACATTCAAGACAAAGTAACTGACAGTTCTCTTCGTTGAGAGTGATAGATTCATCTTGATAATTAGTTTCGTCAATCTCTATGATGTGGTCAACAATACTCTTACCGTGAATCAAACGTCCGCACATGTCACAACGCATACGCTTAGCTTTTCTGATTTTATTTCTCAGAGTTCTCCAAGGTTTCGAGTTGTAGAATTTAATCTGCCAAGCTCTGAACCAGTCAGAGTGTTTAGGGTTTCTATAGCCCACTACATTGACCCCAATGCAAAACTATCTCTTGCAACCTCTCTTGAAATGTCTCTAAACTTTAAATCTGCTTCACTCACTATTCTTTTGTCATAGTTGATTAACGGATTTAGAATATTATTTACAAAACTTGGCTTTATTACGATTTTATTTACAGTCTCGTTAGGCTTAATATCTAAAGTCACCTCATATCCATTTGCAATATGTTCTAAGTCGTTCTTCGTGAGATAGATTTCTAAAGTGCTACCAGCTTCAAGCCTAATTCCATCAAATGCATTTTCATCTTTCATGGCATCGTCACCCCCAACAAAAAAAAGAACATGCCTAAGCTTGCTCTCTGGATTTTTCTCATGTTACAAATATATCAGATTGTTTTTGTCAATAATACCCATTTTTTTGACAAGATTATTTTTCTATGGCTGAAATTATGTAAAATAACCATGCTGAACTATCTATATCTTATATTTTATCCAATTTTGTTTCACACTAGAAAACTAATTAGGACAAGGCTTTAAGCTCACTTCAAAATATAGACTAGAAACTTCCTCGTTATGGATAGTTGAAAAAATCAAAAAAATATTAGAGGCTAAAATTACTCATCTTAGTATCAAGCTCATCTTGCCTTACACAAATGTAGATTAGTGTAACTGCTGGGCTTGAATGATTGAATAGTGACATCAAGTCAGCAACGTTCTTGTACTTCTTGTAGTAATGATAGCCAAAGGTTTTTCGCATTGTATGAGTTCCAACATTGTCAATGCCGAGGTCTTCAGCAGCTCTTTTAAGAAACCAGTAAACCGTCTTATAACTGAGCGCCTTGTTCTTTCCGACACGACTCTGAAATAGATACTCATGAAGTTCCTTGTCTTTGACAAATTCCCTCAATTCGTTTTTGAGTGGCCTTGTCATCTTAATACTTTTATACTTACCAGTCTTTTGTTCCCTAACTTTGATGTGCCAGCCTTGGACATCTTTGACCTTTAGCTTGAGAATATCTCCAACACGGAAACCTGTATTGATGCCCAAAAGAAATAGCATGTAATACTTTTCATTCCAAGATGATAGATAGTCCTTCATGGCTTGTATATCGTCTTTGTCTCGTAGCGGTTCAACAATATTCATCGCTTTGCTCCTTTCTCAAAAAAATAAAGCACCAAGGATTTCTCGGTGCTTAGCGACACTATCAATCTATCAGATTGTTTCTGTCAATTCTATATGTTTTTTTGACAAGTTACATGAACAATAATTTTGCAAGTGTATCAAGGATGACTTCACGTCTTCTATAAATCTGCTTGCTATGTCTGTAAAGATAACCTGTCTCGCCATTTTCCATGATGTGCCAAACTTGAATCCAATCATATCCAGTATGTTCTCCCCACCTCAGATGGAAAATTTTCTTATCATCGGGTTCAAGTACCTCTAGTAATTCTGATATCGCATTTTGGAACTCTTCCAGTTTCAGAATCATTGGGTCACTGGCATAAGCAACAGCTAGATTTTCAGAAGTATTAGTTGAAGTTCCACTGCGACTAGCTCCTGAATCATCGATTCCTGGCATTGTCAGGTTTTTGACTGCATAGATTCTTTCCAGTTCATGACGGCGCTGCCCAATAAGTTTATCAATTTTTAGATACTTAGCCTCAAGCTCAAACTCAAGGAAATCACGTCTTGTCTTACTTGCTGTTTTCTTTGTCAAATTGTTCTCCTTTGGAATGCTCTTCTTGATTCTTTCCACTTGATGATTCTGCCATTATTATCATTGTTCCAATATGGCGGTAATCTACAGCCTTCCTTTTCCACATAGATAATCTTTTCAACAACGGTTTCAAGTGGTTGTGGTTGCTGGCCTTCATCAATCCAACCAAGCAACCAGGCTGGGTTGATATTGTAAGCCTTAGCGATATTTTCAACCTGACCAATAGATGGTGTACCGCCTTTTTCATAATGTAGCAGCGTGTTCATAGAAATGCCAGTGGCTTCATGCACATCTCTGCGACTGAGGCCAAGTTTGTTTCTTAGTTCTTCAAGCCTTAACTTCATCTTCCCCTCCATCTTCTGTGTGGTCTTCGATTTTCTGATTTTGCACGAGCAATAGCAGAGCGACACATGTCATCCCAGACATAGTCAGCATTTTCCAACTGCAAATCAAGGCATCTAACCTTCAGACGGTCATTCTCAACTTCTAGCCGTTCAATGTCTTTGTATGCTCTGTTATATAATTCATCTTCAAGAAATCTAATACGCTCAGCCATTGCCTCTTGAATGACGATGTAGGTGGGTTTCTTATATTCGTTCATAAGCACCTCCTAAAACGGTAGATCATCATCTGAAATATCCATAGGCTGACTATTTCCAAATGATGGTGGCAATTGGTCATCCATGCTTGCCTGGTTCGTTGAATTATCACGCTTTTCAAGAATCTGGAAGCTGTCAGCAACAACCTCAGTCACATAGATACGCTGACCTTGCTGATTTTCGTAGCTTCTTGTCTGGATTCGTCCAGTAATACCAATCAGCATTCCTTTTTTCGTCCAATTGGCCAAGTTTTCAGCTTGTTGTCGCCACATCACACAGTTGATGAAATCAGCTTCACGATCACCAGCAGCATTCTTGAAATTTCGATTGACTGCTAGGTTAAAAGTAGCGTTTGCGATGTTTGACGGCGTGTAACGTAGCTCAACATCTCTTGTCAAGCGGCCAATAAGTACAACATTATTGATCATCAACCTCACCAACCTTTCTGAAAATGTACTTGTCAGAGAACTCTTTTCTGTATCTCTTTTTGGTAACCCTCATAGCCTCATTTTTATTAGTCGTTGGCACGTTTGGGTTAGCACTATGAAGATAGACAGGCATAACCTTTCCACCAACAAAAGCATCAAATTCTTTAAATTCAAGGATTCCTATTGATTTTTTCATTTCTCTTTCTCCATTTCTTCAATCAACCAGTCAAGGTTCTTTCTTGCTTTTTTGAGGTCTTCAAGGCCGTTTTTCTTTCGGTACCGTAGTTGGTACTTTAGGGCATTTCCTAGATAAAATCCTTTGAGCATTTCAGGGGTCATAAAGTTCCTGAGAACATCAATTGACTCTAAACCGTATTTCCCTTGATAATGGCTAGGATAGTTTACATTGTCATGCAAGATTCTGAATCCAGTTATCTTACCTAGCTCACTTTCTATCTTTGTGTAGCCTTGTTCAA